ACCTCTGGTTCTTATGCTATTATGGAACATGTTAATGCCAGGTATCTTTGGACTTTCCAGTATTGGTTACCTAAAGTCACTTGGTTTGTACCTATTCGCTCGTATTATTATCGATAAGAATGACTAAAGTATGTTTGATTTCTGTCACTCCTGAGGCAGAGAAAACAATTGGATACATTGCTCGGGTAAGCAATCCAGCAAATCAGGAGAACCCTAAAATTTCTGGACTGCTAAAGTATTGTATCAAGCATGGACATTGGTCTGTGTTTGAACAAGCAACAATGACTCTAGAGATTCACACCACTAGAGCAATCGCAGCTCAGGTGTTGCGTCATAGGTCATTTACATTTCAAGAGTTTTCACAACGGTATGCTGATTCTTCCTTACTCTCGGAGGAGATCCCTCTACCTCAACTCCGCAGGCAAGACACCAAGAATCGTCAGAATTCTATTGATGATGTTGACCCGTTTACCAGACAGAAGTATGAAATCTTGATGCAGCATCACTTCAAGGAGTCGATGAATTTGTATCAAGATATGCTGGACTCTGGTATTGCAAAGGAATGTGCAAGAAATGTGCTTCCTTTATGCGTAGGAACAAAAATGTATATGACGGGCAATCTCAGAAATTGGATCCATTATATCCAACTGCGTTCCTCCAATGGCACCCAGAAGGAGCACCAAGACATTGCACTTGCTGCCCAGCAGCATTTCATCTGTCAGTTCCCAATCATCTCTGAGGCGCTTGAGTGGTGTCCTGAGGGTGATTGTGGATGCCCTGAGCATCTTGACGATTGTAACTGTATTCAACCAGCATTGAGGATTGATTAATGCCTTTATATAACGTAATAAATAAGGTCACTGGCGAAAAACAAGAGTTTCGCAAGACTGTTGCCGAATACGAGCAATGGAAAACTGACAATCCTGATTGGGATAAAGATTGGCACGCAGGTGTCGCGGGTACTACCTACGGCAATCCTAAACAGTCTGATGGATTCAAGGAAGTAATGTCCAAGGTCCAGAAAGCACATCCCAGAGCAAACCTCAGTAGATTCACTTGATATGGCAAGAGCAAGAAAGAGAAACACTACTAGCAATCCTGTTCCTTCTAACATGAGTGCGAAGCAGATTAAAAGAAAGAAACCTCTTGATAAGAGTTACATGGTTCCTATCAGACCATTGACTCCTAATCAGGAGACAGTATTTGATAGTTATGAGCAAGGACAGAACATTTTACTTCATGGTGCTGCAGGTACTGGTAAAACTTTCATCACTCTTTACCTTGCTCTACAAGAAGTGCTTGACGAATACACACCTTATGATAAGATATACATTGTGAGGTCTCTTGTACCTACAAGAGAGATTGGTTTCCTTCCTGGAGACCATGAAGATAAGTCAGCACTATACCAAATTCCATACAAAAATATGGTAAGGTATATGTTTAGTATGCCTGATGACAATTCATTCGACATGCTTTATGACAACCTCCGAGCGCAAGAGACTATTTCATTTTGGTCTACTTCTTTTATCCGTGGAGTTACTCTTGACAATGCCATTGTTATTGTCGATGAGTTCTCGAATCTTAACTTTCATGAATTAGATTCTATGATTACTCGCATTGGTGAGGACTCTAAGATTATGTTCTGTGGTGACATTACACAATCGGATTTAGTTAAGAGTAATGAAAAGAATGGAGTGTCTGATTTTATTCAAATCCTTCAGCAGATGCGTGAGTTTACTTGCGTTGAGTTTGGTATTGATGATATCGTTCGTTCTGGATTAGTTAAAGCATACCTTCTCACTAAACACAATCTTGGTTTTTAATGTTTAATTTTATTGATGTAAATCTCAGCGAACATGTTGAGGTTGAACCTGTGACAAGAGATGGTACTAGATTTTATCCAATTCCTGGAGCAGATAAATACTATCCGAGTGTAACCTCAATCACATCCTTCAAGAGTGCAGCCTTCTTTAAAAAGTGGCGTAATAAAATTGGTGAAAACGAGGCGAATCGAATTACTGCTAGAGCAACTCAAAGAGGTACTGCTTTCCACGCAATAACCGAAGATTATATCAAAGGACAACTAGATCTTGATAGGTACTTGGAAAATAACCCATTATCTGTTAGAATGTTTCAGTCAGCAAAGTCGGAGCTGAACCGTATCAACAACATCCATTGTCTAGAAACCTTTTTGTATTCACATTATCTTGGTCTTGCTGGTCGTGTTGACTGCATTGCTGAGTTCGACGGTGAATTAGCAGTAATCGATTTCAAAACTTCAACTAAAGAAAAAAAAGAGGAATACATCGAGAACTATTTTGTTCAAGAGACTGCATACGCAGCAATGTTCCTCGAACGTTCAGGTATTGAGGTAAAAAAAATTGTCACACTTATCGCCACTGAAGAGGGAACTATTCAAGTATTTCAGAAGTACAATCTTGATGACTATCTACACTTACTCAAATCCTATATTGAAGAATTTGTTAGGGGACACACAAATGCCTGAACAAAAACCAGAGGAAAAATTTCTAACTCCTACAAAGTTTTCACAAGAGATTGAAACTCTAGTGAAAACAAGTGGAGGTTTGATTTCATACATCGAAGCAGTATTAACATACTGTCAAGAGAATGAGATTGAATTGGAAACTATCTCAAAGTTAATTTCAAAACCACTTAAAGAACGTCTGCGGCATGAAGCAGAAACGTTAAACTACATGAAGAAAACATCCAAAGGAGTATTGCCACTGTGACAGGACTTGAAGTGTATAAAATGTATCTTGCATTGAAGATGCACTTCACTAAAGACTCTTATGATTATGTAAAATACAGAGGCAAAGTTTCTGCCTCAGAAAAATCATTTGAAGAACGTCGCGACCGATATTTCTTCAAGAAACTTGCGACAAAGTATGAGGATCATGTTATCCAAGATTACTTTGTCGCAAATTTTATGCATGACCCTAAAGGATACATCCAATCATTCTCCATTGATAATTATGAGAGGTGGAAAGTAAATCAAGAGTCATTCTGTTATAAATTTAGACAGGATGTGCATCTTTTGTTAGAAGATTATGAATCTCCCTATCAAGATAAGTTTGATAAAATTTTTAAAGTTCGAGAAGGACAACATCCATCTCTCTTGAAGTACTATCTTTCGGGAGAGATAAAATTAGAAACCCTAGTTATATTTGAAACCTGTTTGGGGTATATCAATCAATTTGATAAGCATTTAAAAGACCCCATCTGGAAAGACATACGAAGGAGAGTACTTAAGTACCAACCATTTTTAAAAGTTGATTGTGTCAAGTATAAAGGGGAAATATTAACAGTCATAAGGACAAAACTATGAGTTTTTTTAAATCAGAACAGGTACAAGATAACTTACAAGATATTTTTAAAACCTATCAACAGATTGCAGGAGTCACTAGTAGACTGAATGCAATGAACAAGGAAGAAAGACTTGATCATATCGAGCAATGTAAAAATCTAATCGATAAGCAGAAAACATTCTATGGTCGATTGTCTTTATCTTCTGCTGAAGATGCTGAGGCATCTGACATGAAAACTAGAATCAATGCCTTGGCAAATGCTTTCGGATACGCAAACCTCTTGGAGTGTATGGACGCGATGATTCAGACACTCGAACAAGCGGCACAACAGGAGGTTGACGGGGACTAAATACTATGCTATCCTTACAGGGTAGCAAACAATCCAACTACACACACTCAATACGGAGAATACTAAATGTCTTTTGCAAGTCTCAAGAAAGCGTCAAGCAAGGGTGACACCTTCGCTAAACTGACACGAGAGATTGACAAACTGAATCAGCCTGCTGCTGGTTCTTCTGCTGACGAACGTTTCTGGAAACCAGAGATGGATAAGTCTGGCAATGGTTATGCTGTTATCCGATTCCTGCCTGCTCCTGATGGAGAAGAGATGCCTTGGGCAAAGGTCTGGAGTCACGCATTCAAAGGTCCTGGTGGACAATGGTACATCGAGAACTCACTCACCACTCTTGGTAAGGATGATCCTGTCGGTGAAATGAATCGCCAACTGTGGAACAGTGGTCGTGATAGCGATAAAGAGATCGCTCGTGCTCAGAAACGTAAACTCTCTTACTACTCTAACATCTATGTCGTGAGCGATCCTGCTCACCCTGAGAACGAAGGTCGTGTTTTCCTCTATCGATTTGGTAAGAAAATCTTTGACAAACTGACTGAAGCAATGCAACCTGCATTTGCAGACGAGTCTCCTCTCGATCCTTTCAACTTCTGGAAAGGTGCTGACTTCAAACTGAAGATTCGTAAGGTCGAAGGTTACTGGAACTATGACAAGTCTGAGTTTGCTGCACCTAGCACTCTTGGTAACTTTGATGATGACAAACTGGAAGGTATCTGGAACGAAGGATATTCTCTCGCTGAGTTTGAAGATGCTAAGAACTTTAAGTCCTACGAGCAACTTACAGCACGTTTGAATTTGGTTCTTGGTAAGGCTTCTAATGCATCTGCTCCTGTCATTCGTGAGGATGAAGAGGAAGTGTTTGTTAAACCCGAACCAGTAGAAAACTGGGGTGCAGAAGTTTCTGACTTCCGTCAAAAAGCAGTCGCATCATCTCCTGTAGAGGATGAAGAAGACACACTGTCTTTCTTCGCTAAACTTGCTGAGGATGATTGATGAAAGTTGCTATACTTTCTACTCTAATGCTCATCGCTAGTGCTTCACCCGCACTAGCGCATCATGAAAGCATTGGTGATAGGTCAAATCGAAGAGCATATCGTGATGTGTATATTGAAAAGCATTACCATCACCCTCCGAGGCATCGCCACTATCATTGGCATGGAGATGGTTCATATCATTACCATCCTCATAGAAAGCATGGCAATCATCACAGGGGACATCATGAGTATAGGTATCACCGACACCCAAGAGTTCCCTTCCTAAACATTGAAATACATTGACCAAAACGAAATTCGACTTTTAATTCCCTGAAACGGGGGAAAAAATCCCCGCCAATTTTTCGGTCTCTAGGGTTTTCTAAATTGACTCTCTAACATAAGACGAAATAAGTTGTCTTTCATTAACATGAGTCCTTGTTGCTCATAAGAATCGCCACCAGGCCATTTTTCCAAATGAAAACAGACGGACCTGTACATAAGTGCAAGTCCGTTTTTTGTTATGTCTATAGTTATATAATCTTCGTTAGAATCAGTATCCACCGCCGTAACCTGGTGAAGGACTTGGAGAAGGTGTAGGACTAGGTGTAGGCGACGGTGTAGGACTTGGAGTTGGAGAAGGTGTAGGACTTGGGGTAGGTGATGGTGTTGGACTTGGTGAAGGATTCACAGTCTGAACACCTGCAATTGTAGTAGTTGCTGATGTTGTTGCAACAACAGCACCTGTTGACCCAGTACTGATAACTGAAGCACCAAATGTAGAACCAAAGTCAAAGGTATTAACTACTGGTGCAACACCCGTAGTTCTAGTTGCACTACCAGTAGCAGAACTCTTTCTGTTGATGAATTTTTGAGCAATACTCAGTTTTGTCTGCTTTACATTATTATCATCCAACTCTGAGTGTGGTTGATATTGAACTATCTCGTCAAATTCTTCAACAATCAAATCAGCAATCTCTGCATTTGGTATTAGAATCTGACGTTTAACTTCATTCAAATAATCTTCATGTTCATAATTAGTTACTGGATATATTGACTCTTCTTTTGTTTTCGTCGTTCCATCAGGAAAGACCACTCTAAAAGATTCGTTTACTTCTGTTCCTTCCTTAACAAAAACAATGCCATTATATAATACTTCATTAGTTTCCCAATGATGTACTGCATCAGACTCACCATATTTCTGTTGAACTGTAGTTAGTAATTCTGCTTGACTCCTTGGCCACTCTTCATATACATCAATAATATTATTTACTAACAACACAACCCAATCTAATTCTGCGTCACCCAATAGTCTATATGCTACTGTTGGAGGCGTTTCGCCATCACGTAGTGAGTAAGTTTCAAAAAGAGTAATATAATCATTCAAATTTGGAATGGTAACTGCTCTTCGGAATATATTTTTAACTAAGCGATACTTATAATCCTCATCCGTTGATGTGCCCTCAGCGATATAAGTATCTGGTAAGCGATTAAAGTAACCCATTAGTATCCTACTGAAATATCTTTTTGAGTGATGATTGAAGTTTCGATGAATGTCAAATTGACGGCAACAGAGGGAACCATGATTTGAGGTTGCCCACTCAATAAATGACGGAAAGAATTATATGAACCATCGGGAGTATAATTTACTTGAATGCCTGCACATACAGAATCCTTGATTCTATGGTGTAATGGGTATCCACCCGTATCGTAGTCACCTTTTGCATTAAGTCGTCTATAAGAAAGTTCAAACTTGTCAGGAACTTCAAAATACCGTGCAGAACGAGCTCTTCGGGCACCATCAGTCGCGAAGAGATTTTCAAAGTTTTGATTGTTTTCACTACTATCTCCATTACTACTATCAGTTAGGAATTCGTCAGCATCTGCTCCACCAATGATAGGAACAGAACCAAATTTGATATAGTTTATAATTTTAAAAATTTCTTGTGCTTCTCTTCCACTACGAGCAAAAAACTTGAATGAGAAGTTATGAGTTCGGAAGGACATATTACTAAACAATTGCTCAGTAAATGGATTAAACACCTTTCCTTTTGTCAATGCCTGTAAAGCATTAGCATCAATATTACCTGCAAGACCCAACATCTGATTTATATTTGATGCTGAACTTGCAATTGCTGCAGAAGCAAACTCAGGTAAAGCAGCAGCTGCTGCACCTTGAATAGTTTCAACTATTTGATCCATATTACCACCACTATTCATTAACCCTGCTGCTGCAACTCCAGCAACACCAATATCTACTTGTCTGTAGTTTGGTTGATATTGAGTTTGAATCTGATTTGGTATTGCTAAGTAAACCCTCTCATTTCTGTGAATTTTACTAACTTTATTGCCTGGAAGATTCAATCCATAATAGTTTGAATCGCTATCATTATAATTGATAGCATATCTTCTCATGGCAAGATAGTCAATAAACTCTGTTGGAGACTCCAAGTCACCAGCATTTCCTTTGTCGGACACAGGAGGATTTAAAGGATATCTATAGATTGAGTTGGACAAAAGATACTACCTAAATATTATGTGACCTCTATGTATTTATGCGCTATCAAGGAAAGTATAGACCTTCTTTTCCTGGGAAGTACAAAGGCGATTTCGCTAATGTGATTTATCGCTCCTCTTGGGAGTATAAATTTATGAAATGGTGTGATATTACCACATCTGTTCAAGAGTGGGGAAGTGAAGAAATTATTATTCCTTATGTTTCACCAGTTGATGGTAGACGACATAGATATTTTCCAGATTTTTATGTTAAAATCAATAACAAAAAATATCTGGTTGAAGTAAAACCCTACAAACAAACTAAAGAACCCAAAACTCAAAAAAGACACACAAAACGATATATAAATGAAGTAGTGACGTATGCTGTCAATCAGGCAAAATGGAAAGCAGCAACCGAATTTTGTATGGATAATGGTTGGGAGTTTATGTTAATTACTGAAAAAGAACTTAAAGTGTAATGGCAATTCCAAATAAAGAGCAAGCACAATATAATTCATTAC